GGTGATTGTTAAAATCAACCGGTCTATCTTGTTGTCTACCGAACCTATCAGTTTCCCATTCATATCCATAGAATTCATTAACTAAATTCTGACATGCTTTAGGAATGTTTATAGAATAGTTTTGTAGTACTTGTATTCCAAAGTTAATACTATCCTTTCCTTTTATTACAGGTCTTATATTGAATCCCATTCGGTATAATTCTTCTATCAAACGAGGTTCTGCACTATCTGCAAAGATTTCCCAACGATTATCTCCAACTATTTGGCGTAGTTTAGATGCAATATCGTTTGTTACCAATCCTCTTTCATAACAATTCTCAACCAAATAGATTTCTCTATCCTTTTTGAATATTGATACAATAGCAGTTGGGTCATTACTAAATCCAAAATCTATTCCTATACAAAGAAACTCTGCATCATCCGGCATCCAATCTACTACATTGAATTGGAATACTGCTTTATCATTTTGTACGAACTCACCTAATCCATACGTTCTCCATGCTTTAGGGTTAGTTCTTTCCAATGCTTTGATGGCATCTTCTAATTCTTTATTAAGATATGGATTTTGACGGAATGTGGTAAAGTATTGTGTAGTATTTTCTAATCCTCTTATCCAATGATGCGGCGAGATTGTTGGATTCAGACTTAGAATGATAGGGCCTGTACAACGTATTTGTAATTGAAAAAATGATTCCTCATCTATTTCATTCGCTTCATCTAACCATAAGATACTACTCTTTAATCCTCTCAATTTATCAGGATCGTCAGTACTTACAAACTTAATTTCTGATTCAGTATAGAACTTGTATATTCTATCTGATATATTAAAATCATTTTCATTCCATATACCCATCTCAATCATTATATCCTTAAAATCTTTTATTAATGTACGTTTTAGGGATGGTATCGTCTTTCTTACTATTGTCACATCTTCTTTACCTTCTAAACACTTTACAATAATCCATTGAATTAAAGCATATGTCTTTCCACTTCTCGTTCCACCATAGTGAATTGTTATTCTACTAGGTGAATCGTTTTGGTGTTGGTATGTGATTGTGGTATTAACTTCCAGGTTCATCTATACTCTTTTGTGTTATGTTTACTGATATCTGCTGTATTCTTTGTTCTACTTCTGCTTTCATTTCTACTCTACTCATTTTCGGCATGTGGAACTCTAACATCTTCAATGCGATATCCACTGCTCCCTTTGGGTCTTTCTTAATCATCTCATCCAATATCTTTGGTAATTCATCCAACACTCTATTGGTTGCACGTGCAATTGATACCTTCATCATTTCAGTTGAACGATTGACTGCTCCTTTTGGACGGCCTTTACTTAATTTATGTCCTGCTTCAAACTTTGCCATAATATGTTTTAATGGAATTTTGCCATTATTTAATTGATTCTATATAATTTTAACACACTTACTAAGCTTTGTAGTAGATGTGTGAAATTTGGGGTGTTTCTGTTAATCTGGTGGGTGTTTAAATGGATTCTTAATTGTAGCTCGTAGGTGTAACTTAGCTTTCTTTGTTTGTAGGAACGCTGTACTCTTTGATATTCCTATATTGGATGCTAACTTCTCTAATGTCATATCCTTATCAAATGCATATAGTTGATATAGTTTAGAACTAGCCCATGCTCTCGTTCTTTCCATATTCTTTAACTCTGCTACTATCTGATTATATGCTTCTTCTAATCTTTCATCTGTATCAGTATCATATTCCTTTTCTACTTCATCATAATCATCACTCAATCCAGTCTTTCTTTTGTCCGATTTAGTTTTGTTAAAAAAGCGTGAACGAATGAATGAGTGTGCGTACATAAGGTTAAATGAATTCAAATACCAAAGTGATGGGTTACACTTCTCTGCTAAATACAAATAAAGTTCACCAACTAATTCTTCTGCTACTTCTTTATCCTTACATAGATTGTATGCCACTGCTATCAACCAATTGTGTGATTGTTTGTAAAGTGTTTCTAATCTCTTATTATTTTCGGATTGTACTTTATTCACTTCTTTCTTTTACAAATTTTCTTAATTCTTCTACACACGCTCCCCAATGTCTTGCGGATGTTTTACAACTGCATGGTTGATTCTCTTTTCTACCTCTGATAAGATTACACCAAATCCAAAATGGTCCCATAAGGTGTTCCGGTAGAAATGCTTTAATTCCTTCCAATTCCTTTTTTAATCTATCAAAATCTTCTTGTGTTAATGGTGATACATCCATATTATTAAAATTTAATTCCGTTACACTCTCCATCATAATCTTTATTAGTTAGGCGATTGAGCCATTGCTTTCTCTCACAACATCCACATGAATCGGAGTTAAAAATTAGCTTTGACACAAATAGCGCGATTCTTGTTCCGAATCCGAATGTTATTACGTGAATTAGAGCTTCAACCCAATCACCTAATCTAATTATTTTAAACATAATTCTTGTTGTTTTTGGTACATTTGAGTACATATTTCACTAAACGTAATATACTCGCCAGTTAGATATGCTTCCATATGAGTTATCATTAATAGCATTCCAAATTGAAGGTCTTTATTTGTTTCATTTGCTGCTATTGTTATTAAATGTTCTTTTAATTCCTTTTCCATAATTTTGTATAATGTGATTCGTTACCGTTACCTGTTGTAAATACTTCTGTATGTGTTTGTTCTATGTGTGTCATCAATTGTTTTTGTTTCACACCACCTAAAAAGTTATGTAGTTCCATTGTAATCCATTTTATCTTTGATAGGTCTTTACCTAAAAGGAATTCTACTTCTGCACCTTCTACATCTAATTTTAGTAATCCAATTTCATCATACGCTTTGATAATTGTTTCTAAACTTATTGTTTCTACTTCTTCGTATTCATCACCAATCCATCCCCAATCTTCTTCCCATTGATGCTCCATTACACTAAAATTACCTGAATTAGTGTCCGAATCTTTATACATTAGTTTCTTTAATCTTACTATCTCACCATCTACACTCCATACTGCTTTGTGTAAAGTTGGATAATGATGTCTACTTTGATACTGCTCTATATTGTATGAAGATGCATCTATTGCTAAAATGTTATTAAAACGATTTTTATATGCTTCAGTAAATCCACCAACATTACAACCGATATCTAATACTAATTCATCTGCATCTATATCCACTTGTGAAATAGGATAATCATTGATACATTCATTTGTTATTCTATGAAACCAATTATCGTCTTGATTCTTACTTATTAATTTATTTACTTTCATTATTTCTTTTTATTTAAACAATTTTCTGAATGAGTTACCAATCTTAAATTAGAAAGTGTATTGTTGTGTTTATCGTGGTCTATGTGGTCAATCTCCAATCCTTTAGGTATCTTACCATTGAATGCTTCCCACACACATCTATGCCCTCTTACATAATCGTATTTACATTTACCAACTGAAAGTTTGTAGTAAAGATAACCTGATGGATTATATGAAGGTACTAATTCTTTTAATTCAGCTTTTGGGTTTCTCCAACATTTAGTATTATAATAAACCTTTCCTAAATCTGAAATCCAATAACGATTATTGTATCGTATCGGTCTTAACTCTATGATTTGTTCTTTTCTTTTTGCCATTGTTTAGTAGTTTAGTGTATTAATAAATATAATGAAATTAAATTTTAGACATAAAAAGGGAGCCTGGTAGAAACCAAGCTCCGATTTATATAAGGATAAATAAATGCTGGGTAGGAGAATATATAGTCAATGGCATTAGAATAAAATAAATTACCCAGCAATATCTTAACAATCGTATATATAAATTTATTAATCTTCCTCACTCTTTTTGATTTGTAAATTTTGTTTCTCCATCGCTGCTGCTGTAATAGATTCAATATCCATATTCTCTAATACAAACATCATCTCATCATGCGTAATATCCATTGGAGATTTCTTTAGAAGTTCTTCCAAATTATATTGCTTACTTTTTTCTTTCATCTTTTAACTTTTTTGTTTTTGTAATAACTTCTTTATTAATTGGGTCTAACTGATATAATGTTAATTCTTTCTGAATATATTCACTATCTAAAACATCAACAAAGCATCTGCGGAGTTGTTCTTCTAACTTTCTTTTAGATTGCGCTTGCTCATATGCTTCTTTGTGTTCTTTATTATGAAATTGTAAATCCGAATTAACTTTATCAAGTCTACTTTCAGATTTAAAAGCTTCTCTTACTTTATCTTCTGATATTCCTTTGAATGTTGGAACTTCTACTGTATCTTCTAACCATTGATTTAAATCCTCAATCAATTGTGTTACATCCTCTCTATCTAATTGAGAAGTTAATGTAATGAATACTCTATCTCTTTCTTTTTGTACTTGTATCATATTTTTTCTTTTATAATTTCTGCAAACATTATATCAAATTCTTCTTCTGATATTCCACTCTTACCTAACATTTTAACAGGTTCTAATGATTGAATAGAAGATGAAATAGGAGTTTGGATTTGCTCTTTGTTTTCATTTTTATTCATCAAATAATTTTCAAATAAATCTTGATAATTCATAACATATTAATTTGTTTTAGACAGACCACTCTTTCGTGATTTTTCAATATTCAGTATCAAGTCTTTTACATTAGTATCATTACCGATTGAGTAAAGAGTGTCTGACAGAACCTCAATCAACTCCACTAACATATTATCACTCATACCATTTTTGGTCTGAAGCTCATCTACTACCTATTTGGTAGATACCACAGCTCCGTATATCCTATACATTACAACATATAGGTTGTTTAAAGACCAGTTCCTTTTAAAGTTTAAATTTGTTTTTAATGCCATTTAAGTTTTATATTATTAAATATCCGTTTTTCAAGATTCCATAAAATTGGGAAAGTTTTTTTAGGACTTTCCCATTTATGTAGGATAAAACGGCTATTAAAACATTGTAAAGATACTAAATTATTTTGAATCTACCAAATTTATTTGTTTTATAATTTGACAAATAGCGGATAAAGTAACATCAGAATAGTTTTTATGTATAATAGTTGCAATACCTTTATGTTTTCCATTCCTTTCTTTTAATAACTTATTATACATTTTTTTAATGTTACTAACGTCCGATACTGATAATTTACTTGGATGTCCATTACCTCTACTAATATTTTTTCTATTCTTTATAGTCAGTAATGCAGTGTCTTCTCTTGATACACAAATAAGATGTTTAGGATTAACACATTTTATATTACCACATTTTGTAGTAATACATTCAGCTGTTTGTTTTATATTATGTAATTTTAAACTTACTTCTTTTGGTTTATATTCAGTGCCGTCATGCATTATAGTTTTTTTAGAACAAACCCAACATCCATTTTTTTCCTTTTTTACATAATTAAAAAATCTTTCTTCCAATGTACCAAAATGTTTTTTAAGACCTTTTGAAACTTTTTCTCTAAATTTT